ATCACGGGGCCGTTGATCATCGTCTGCATCAGCGTGGGGAGCGTCGATCCGAGGCGGTCGCGCGTCAGCATGCGGCTGGCGCATTCAATCTTGAACTTTACGGGCGTATGCAGCACTCGCGCCGTGATGGGGCGATACGGCTCACCGGACGGCACCAGCAGCACCTGATCGGGATCAGTGTGGACCTGCGCCATCTTCCGCGCCTTGTATAGCATCGGCTGGATGGCGTAATCCTCGATGTTGCTGATGATGTGCTTGAGCCGCGAGTTTGTGCCCTCGCTCTGCTGCTGCACGCCTGCCTTTGTCCGGTTGATGTTGCCGGGACGCGCCGCGCCCTGCGAGAGCGAGGAAATGCCGTTGCGCCGCTCCGCCTGCTGCTCGTGGTAAACGATGTCGCCCTGCACGTTCGCCGTGATGCCGGGAGGCTGATGCACCATCACCTTCGACGGATCATCCACTACCTCTGTCCTGCCGGGCCGGATGCGGAAGTTGTCAGACTTCGCGGATGTGCCACGCGGCACCGTAACGGCTGGCTCGATGGATTGATGCAGCTCGTCGAGATGCACGTTTTGCAGAGCCTCGGTGACGCGTTGTTGGTATTTGATTGCTTCGGGAAGCGATGAGCCGTAGAAGCGCCCAATCTGCGGGCGGCACGGGAAGCTCACGAGCGGGATGAAGCCGTACGGATTGCGGTCATTCATCATCGTGTGCATCCGGTTCAGGATCCAGATAATCCGGTCCTTCGTGTAGTACCGGAGAATCTCCACCTTGTAATCAGCGGGGAATGGGATTCTGCCGTCAACGGATACGATGGAGCCACGCATTAACTCGCGCATCTGCTCCATCGGCTCAGACATCGTGGTCTGCTTGTTGAGGCTCATGAAGTACAGGACCGACGGCGACGGCACGTCGATCTTGGGATGATCCTTGAAGCGCTGGAGATCGTTCACCGTCACTTCGTCGCGAACAATAACGGACCGCGCATCATCTATTGAGGCCGTCTTGCATCCGGGATCCACGTACACATCCCGCAGATCAAGCCCGATGAACTTAGGCCTGTCGCTGGTCCATTCGAGCATCCCGACGCCCGTTCCGTACATCAGGCCAGACTTGCAGGTCATGCGAAAATCGCGCCGAAACGTGGAGAAGTCTTCCTCGTCAGGAGCGTCGAACCATTCCATCAAAAGCGTCTCTAAGTCACGAGCATCCTTTGGGCTTGTCTCGCGCCGCGCCTCCACGCCGAACCAATCGGGATTATCAAATAGCGCAGATTCAATAAATGCTTGCGCAGCTTCCACGTGATCGAAGCTGATGTTATTCGGGATCGCTGCACGCGGAACATTGCTGCCTTCCCACATACGTGTGGGCACGATGCCGTTATACAGGCTATCTGACTCCAGCCACTTCTGATCGAAGTTCTTATAGCGCTCACTCTCGAACTCGCGGAACTGCTGCACCACTAACTCACGCGCCATGTCGCTAGATAGCGGCTGATCGGAGAAAGTAAACGGCTGCTGATCGAAGTCAATCGACGGAGGAGTTTGGGGCTGCGCTAACGTCGGCATTGTAAGTCCATCATAGTCCACCAGTAATCTGGAAGTAAGGATCCATCTTACTATCTGACTTAGACAGGCCGCCGTCTTCTAAGTCGTCAAAGATGCCAATCGCCTTCTGGAACTGCTCGCTCTGTAGCCTGTCGCGTGAATCTTTAAGGAAAGCCGAGCTATCCACCGGACGCGAGCTATTGCGCCCTAAGTACTGCGTTTCCCAAAACAGATCGGTGAGTGTGTCGAGGATATCATCGTGCCACTTAGGGAACCCCGTTAGCTCACGCTTTAGGTGATCCATCGCGGGGCCGAGGTCATCGAGAAACACGAGATGCCCCGCCATGTACCACGGGCGCAAGGTGGAACTAATGCGCTTTTTCTTGCCGTCGGTCTGTCCCCGCAGCCCGCGGCGCGGCAGGTCCACCATAGGAAGATACATGCCCGATATATCTTGCTTTCGGCGGAGCCACACCCGCACACCTTGATTGCCGCGCTCCTTTTCCATCATTAGTCGCATCGGGTTGTACTTCTTCACAACCTCGATCACGTTGTCCGCGATCTCTTCCTCGTGCCACTTGCCGTATCGAATCTCGACAACGTAGCGCCGCCCACCGCCATCAATGGCCGCAACCGAAATCGCGGAATAATCGCTACGCGCCCCGGTCGTGTCGGCCGTATCGAGCGCGACATCGTAATACGACACCCGCACGTTTTGCCGAAACAGCTTGCGCGGAATCATTCGCGGGTAGTGTTCGTCAACGGGGAATTTCTTGGTGTCGGGATCGCCTGTCGGGTTGTTCAGCTTTTGGCACGCGAACACATCCTTGTTGTTGCGCCGCTCATTCTCAAGGGCCTTTGAGGGGACTCGGGGATTACGCGACTTTGGAAGCTTCCCGTCGCTATCAAGATTCAAGTCATCCATCGCTTCGCGTGCCCGCTTCAGCTGATCGAGAGTGCCAGCCGTTCCATCCTGAGAAATGTATTTCAGGTTTGGATCCAGCATGTCATCGTAGTCGAACGTCGGGCTAGGATTAGCCACGGCATAGCAACTGTTTATATAAACGTTGTACTCCCGCTTGTCTGGCTGCGCGATGTAGTAATTCTTTAGCTCCTCCGGCTGCACTCCAGCCGCACGTCCCCTCGTATAGGCTTCGGCCTGATCCATGATGAATTCATTGCCAACGCGGAAAATGCGCTTGATCTGCTGTCGCTCACGCTCTCGTTCAATCACCTGTCCATAGCAATCCTGCCCGTGATAGCGCGTGCCTTCGACGTCCCCCCAATAAATAGGAGACACAAGCAGGTTCTGTGAGGTGTCGAATTTGTCCGTGATCACATCCACCATCGTGTCTGTGCAGTTATCCTCATTCACAATGTCGGAGTACTTGATCACCTCCACGTGCTGTCCTGCGCCCGCCTGCTCAATGGACGTGGCGGTCATGGTGGCCTGCTCGCGCATGTATCCATCAGTGCGTCCAGGAACGGTGAACTCCATTTGCGTGCCGAATTCTGCTGCCTTCGGAGGGCATAGCTCGGGGAACAGATCACGCAGTTTGTCGTTCTTGTGAAAGTGATTTTTGGTCTGGGTTAGGAATTTCTTGGCGAGCTTGAGACTGCCCTGAAACACCATGATCGTGATGTCGGGGTAGTTCAGAATCCACTGTACGCAATGCGCCTCGACATTCACTGTAGTTTTGTACGTTGATCTGGAATCGAGTAACAGGGTGCGCCGCTTTCCAGGCATTCTCTGCGGATCCGGCAGTTTTCCGGGCAGTCTCTCCTGATCAACGATTAGTGGCTCGTAACTCCATCCAGTGACGCGATCCCACTTGTCATGCTCCATCGCTTCTTCGATAGTGCTCGGCTTGGGGAACTTATACATCCGGTCTATCATCGTGCCGTTAAGCTCCTGCGTCACGAGGTTCATATTAAGGACGTTGTTACACAGCCAGAGTAAGTCAGTTCTAGCTCGCCACCTCTTGACAACAGCATCGCGATAATCCATATGATATGCTCAGTAACTAGAATAACTCTGTTGGAGGTTCTCACTTATGGCCGAACTTAGTTTTGCTATCTATGTAAGCAATGACGGTAGCGGAAACTACTCCGCTCATGCCATCGATACTCCTGCCGTTCGGCCGAGTGGCGGGATCCGACTTACAACCCAGTCGTATATCGACAATGCGACTCAGACCGAAGCCGCTAAGACGATCACGAACGCAACTAACGCGACGCCGATCGTGGTTACGAGCGCCAGCCACGGGTACGCGAACGGAGATATCGTGTACGTGCAGGGCGTGCTTGGAAACACTCGCGCCAATGGCGGCCCTTACATCGTCGCCGCTTCGCTCACCAACACTTTCGAGTTACAGGACTCCGTAGGTAACGCGGCATGGACAAGCGGCGGAACGGTGCAGCGCATCGCTCGCACAAAGAACATCTTCAACGCCATTGATTCGGCTCTCGTGGCGATTCAGAATTACAAGGCTGGCGGAGCCTAAGGAGCGACTAGATGCCCGCAGGTGCACTTCTTTCCATTGCTGTAAAAGACAAGCAGCGCGTTACTGTCACGCTGCCCACTTTGCTAACTGGCGCGGTCGGCAATGCAACGATCACAATGACCGGCGCAAAGCTCGGCGATCTCGTGCTCGTTCATTTCGCGGCGCTGGTAGATACCGGCATTCTGCAATACCAGAACGCCTACGTTTCGGCGGCTAATACCGTGGTGGTGCCATTCTTCAATCCGACAGGATCGACGGTAACTCCCGCCGCCACGGTGGCAGCCGACGTGATTCTGATCTAGGAGCCCCATGGCACTTCAGTACTCCGTAGCGGTTAGAAACGCGCAACTGGACGCGCTTGAGACAGCCATCGGCACTTCGGCGGTTCTGAAGATCCGAACCGGTGCGCCTCCGGCAGATGTTGCGACGGCGGATTCCGGCACCGTGCTCGCGACGCTTAGCCTGCCGTCCGACTGGTTGGCGGCGGCATCGAGCGGCAGCAAGGCGAGGGCTGGCACGTGGCAGGACACCTCCGCTGACGCGACCGGGACGGCGGCGCATTTCCGAGTCTATGCTTCCGACGGGACAACCGCACATATGCAGGGAACTGTCGGGCAAGGCAGCGGCGATTTGTCGGTAGACAATACGTCGTTCGTTGCTACCCAGAGTTTCACCATCAGCACCTTTACCCTCACTGCTGGCAACGCTTGATATGAAGCTTTTTATCCTTCTGTTGACATCTTCGCTTCTGTTCTCACAGGCTACTGGCGTCGTCACCGTCACGAGCAACGTCACAGCCACGGCGGGCACGGGCACCAGCGCCGTAACGTGCGTGTTCTCGAATCCATCGCCGCCCGCCGTCCGCACCTTGTGTTCTGTCGGCGGCGCCACCGTCCTGACGCAAGATGCGACCCCGGCAGTGGGCGCAACCACCGGAGCGATCGGCAGCTTTGCGAACGCTACCAACACCGTAACGTGGCAGATCCAGCAGCCTACGGCAGGCTCTATCACGTGGGCCGTAGCCGCGAACGGCGTCAGCAGGTCGGGGAGCTTTTAATGGCGCAATACTTGATTGCCAACGGCCCGATGCAGACGACGGCTGCTTTCGTGGCTGTCACCACCGGCACAGCGATCAAGACGATGTTGCAGGTGAAGCCGTCAGCTACGCTCGGCATGAGGATCGTAGGTTGGGGCATCAGCTTCGACGGCAGCGCTGCCGCTACTCCGATCAAGTGCGAGCTTATCGAGACGGGAACCGTTGCAGCCACCGTTACGGCGAGCGTCGCCAACGATCTAACAAAGTATGACGCCGCAGCGCTATCGGGCGGCGACCCGACGACAAACCTTATCCAAGTGGGTACTTCTTCGACTGGATACACGGCCTCAGCGGAGGGCAGCATTACAGCGGTACGCAACCTGGACACTCCCCGTTTTATTGCCCCCACAAACAGTTTCGATATTCAGTTTCCGCTAGGGCGCGAGCCTTTCGTTCAGATTAATAATCTCGCGCGAATTCGCGTAACGGCGGGCGCGGCGGTCAACTGCTACTGCTACATGATCGTCGAGGTTTAGCAGCCGGGGCCTCTCATGGCTGAGCTTCTCATCAAAGCCGTTTCCCACACTCACCCGGATCCAATCAAGAACGTTCGCGGCTGCTATAAGCGCGGCGATATCGTTGTCATCAAGGAAAATGGTCACCAGTGGGGTCGCGAAGAGTTGTTAGCGCCCGCATCAGGTGGCAAATTCGTCGTAATTCGCATCTCGGACGTCACCGTTGCACAGGTTCACAACTTTATCCAGAACAAATGGGGGTTCAGGGCTGACGATCCAGAGCGCGACGAGAATCAGGCGACGACGCGCAGGCGCAGGCTTGGCCTCGATCCGCAATTACTGCCGGCTGGAGCGCGGAACACGCTCAACACCACAGGCTTTTACGAAACGACGTGGCCCGCGGTGCGCGCGTTTGTGATCGACAAAGTGACTGGGGAGTCGGCGGCTTAAATGGCGATTCGAACAGTAAAGTCGTCTGGCGGCGATTACACCTCGCTCGCTGCGTGGGAGGCGGGGCGACAAGGCGTACTTTCGGAAATCGAAACTGCCGAATGCTATTCGTTTTTGGACACAGCGGCGGTGACGATAGATGGATGGACTACCACCTCATCGTTCTACATCCGCATCTATGCACCGACAGCCGAGCGCCACATCGGCGTGTGGAACACGGGAAAATATCGGCTAGAGGGATCCAATCCATTCGACGGGTTGCTGATAATCAATGAGCAGTACACCCGGCTCGAAGGACTCCAGATCCGAAATACCGGCGCGAGCGGCCACGCGGTTGCGCTCAATGCGGCCAATTGCTTGATCGAATCCACGATAGGGCGTGGGACCGACCAAGTGTTCAGAAGCTATTCCGGATCAAATGGCTCGATCTACAGGAATTGTATTGGCTATGGCGGATCTGCCGAGGCGTTTTACATTGCATTCGGCGAGACGCTCACATTTCAAAACTGCACGGGCGCCGGTGGGACGTACGGATGGTCCGACAATGACGGAACGTCCACATGCACCAATTGCTACGCGAGAGGGACCACGGGCGGCTACAACGGCGTGGGCACCATCACCACTTCTGGCGCGAGCAATACGTCAGGGAGTCCGGCCGGCTTGGATAACGTAGCGTATTCGACAGTCAATTTCGCCAATGTCACGGCGGGGTCTGAAGACCTCAGATTAGTCAGCGGGTCGGCGCTAATAGGATCTGGCACTGACCTGTCAGGAACTTTTACCGTGGATATTGCGGGAAATACTCGATCGGTTCCATTTGATGTCGGCGCGCACGAATACGTGTCGGCAGCAGCGGCAAGGCTTCCATCGCCAGTGATCATTACCCGGCAAGCCAACACGACGGCGGCATTTATCTAACATGGCACGCATCGGCAGACGATATCGGGCGCGAGTGATCGTCAAGACTATACCGCTGAGTGCGACGACAATCACAGGGTCGCTAACGGCAACGCAGGCTGACAACGCAATCTCGGCGAGCGGAACATTAGCTATCGCCGGGAGTTCGGCGCTGACCCAGGCCGCCAACACGCTATCCGCCACGAGTACCGTGGCGCTTGCGGGCACCGCGGCGATCCCGCAGGCGGGGGATACACTTAGCGCAGCGGGCACCATAGCGCTCCTTGGATCAGCCTCCATCACACAGGCGGGAGACACGCTATCCGGCGCGGGCGTTGTTGCACTCTCAGGATCTGCGGCCCTTACACAAAGCGGCGACACGCTCGGCGCGACTGGCGCGCTTGCCATCACTGGAAGCCTATCGCTCACACAGGCCGACAATACGCTGACGGCTGACGGCGGCAGTTCTAATTTCGGCGGGCTCAACGTCACGCAGGATGCGCAGACACTCAGCAGCGCGGGAACGCTAGCCATTACAGGCACCGCATCGCTAACACAGGAAGCGAACACCATTTCAGCGGCGGGTACCATCGCTATCTCGGGCAGCGCTGCACTTACACAGTCCGCTAACACGCTTTCCGCTGGAAGTGCGCTGGCTATCTCAGGGGCTCTGTCCGCAACTCAAGCGGCTAATACACTGTCGGCTACAGGTACGATAGTTGATTCGAGTCTGATTTCAGGAAAGATATTTACGGCGGAAATAACACAGGTGCGGCGCACCGCTCACCCCGAAATACATCCGCGCGTCGCTGAGCCGATAATGGTTAGGAGAACCATACAGGAGATTTGATAGATGCTTGATCTCGTGGAAGGCTGGACTGAGCCTCTAAACTACACGCTTAAAGCAGACGGTGCAGCGGTAAACCTAACCGGGATGACAGTGGTCCTGATGCTGTATGACAACCGCTACAACGTTGTGACTCAGACAGGCGTCGTGTCAGTGCCTAGCGCCACGACGGGACAGGTGCGATACTCTCCTGGGGTCGGCGAGTTACTATCTTCGCGGTCTCCTTATAACTTGCGCTGGAAAGTCACCGACACGGCTAGTAAGATTACGTTCTTTCCCATCGGCGACATGGAACAGTGGCTCGTAAGGCTTCCTTAGTTCGTTGTAAGTCAACTTAGTCAGTATCTGATAGTCTGTAAGTCAACGGAGAAATATTAACTATGGACCCGATGACTATGATGATGCTCGCCAACTTAGGCATTGGCGGTGCTAATTTCCTTGGCGGGCTATTCGGGAACAAAGCGCAGAACAAACAGCGCGAAAGTGTAATGAATTCGCTCCAGGGGGGCGCTAACTGGTTTCAGAACCAGGGCACGCTTGCCGACCCGATGGGGCAACTCAATATGGCGCAGCAGCCGCTGCTCAATTACGCCTATCAGATGCTCGGCGGCGCTCCCGATTGGGCGCATAGCTATCTCGGGATGGGGCAGGAGGATCTGCAAAAATTCCTCAATCAGGGAGTACCGAACGCCTCACAGCCGGGGAACCTCCAGCCGTATTACCAATCTCCACTTGGCGACGTAGGGCGCAGCTACGACGACGTCAACAACTTCCTGAAGTCGCAAATGTTCGGCACGGCGACGAATCCGACATACAACGCCATCCAGGGCGCGACCGGCGCGATGGGGGGCGGGCAGGATCAGGCGCTCGCGGCGCTTCTCGCTGGCGGCAACAACATGATCGACATGCAGGGCACGACCGGCGATAACCTCGCGGCGTC